GACTGGCTCAACTCTGGAGACTTCAATCTCATCCGTGTCAACATCGGCACGCTTGACGAAGGAATGCACAAGATCGCAGAGACGGTGCAGAGTATAGATGCGCCCTTCGTTGAGGTAAAGTACAAACCCCTTCTTGACGATAAAGAAGTTTTCATTCCAGATGAGAGGACTGTCACATCAGTAATGAGTGACGATCTAATTGAGCACTACATAAACTCCAGCAATACTAAGATAAACAAGAAAGACTTGTTGGATGGGCTAAGACAGATTCATGAAAATCAACAAAGTAGAAATTGCTAACTTTTATTCTATCAAAGATGTCAAGTTATCACTAGACAAGTATAAAGGCATCGTCCTTATTGAGGGACAGAATAAAGACACTGGCGGTTCTAATGGCTCAGGAAAGAGTGCGCTAATTGAGGCTGTTGTTTGGGGGCTCTTTGGTAAGACTGTTCGTAAGTCTACCGAGGAAGCCCTCGTTAACAATCAAGCTAAGAAAGGCTGTAAGGTTCGGATTACAATCAATGATAATTATGTAATCGAGCGGGGCAAGAAGCCTGTGTTCCTCAAGTTCTTCCACAAGGATAAGGAACTTACGAAAGACAATGCTACAAACACACAGGCGTATATCGAAGAGGTTTTGCATACGAACTACAAGGTGTTTCTAGCTTCGACCGTGTTCGGCCAACAGAACAACATTGAGTTCATCAATGCTACTCCAGACGATAAGCGCACGATCATTAAGAATTTCCTGAATCTTGATGAGTTGTTCTCGCTGCGGGATACTGTGAAGAGGCTCAAGTCTCAGTATAGTGCGGAGGTCAAAAAGCACGATACTCTAATTTCCCAATGCGAAAAAACTATATCAAAGTTTGATAAAGAACTGAAAGCCCTTGCCTCTCTTAAGAAGCAGATTGAGAAGACAAACACCACTGCGGCTCTAGAAACGCCCTTATCAGAAATCCTTGAAATTGAGGGCAATAATGCTGATAAACAATATCAAATTAGTAGGATAAATCTAGAGGTAGAGGCACTAGATACTAGACAAAAAGAAATTAAAAAAAGGTTAGACAATCCAAATGAGACTATATCGTGCCCTACTTGCGGTCAATCCGTATCCGAATCCATTCACCCGAAGCGCCTCATGGTTGAGTATTCCGATCTACAGTCGGAGATCGAGGAGAAGCAAGGTCAAATATTCCAACTCCAGTCAGAGTTCAGAGACCCCCCAATCTCGTCCGTCGATTACCATAAAGTTCACGAATACAGAACACTGGCAAAAGAGACGGAAACTTACGAAGGTCTGAAAGAAGATACCTTAGTGGATCTTCAATGGCATCATGATCAGAAGGCTGATTATTCCAGTCAGTATGACATCATGAGATTCTGGGAAAAAGCTTTCTCTGAGTCTGGTATAGTAAAGTATGTTATCAAGAATGTGCTGGACTATTTCAACTCAAAGGTGAACTTCTACCTAGCACATCTATCCCAGGGGAAATTCTTTATCACTTTTGATGAAGAGTTGAAAGAGACCATCACTCACAACGAAAGGAGCGTACCATATATTTCCTTGTCGGGGGGAGAAAAGAAGAAGATTAGCCTTGCGGTCATGCTTGGATTGCAGGAACTGCTCAAGATGTCTAACAACCAGAAGACCAATCTAATGTTCTTCGATGAAGTTGCGGAAAATCTTGACCAAGAAGGACTCGAAGGTCTCTACATACTATTATCCGAACTAAAGAAAGACAAGAGTTTGTTCGTAATTACGCACAACAATTATCTTAAATCTTTAATGGACAATAGCAAGAGCCTCACTATCATAAAGGCAGACGGTATATCTACAATCAAAGGAAAATAATTATGGCAAATGTAACCCTAGAAGGTCTTGGACAAGAAATTTTTGAATCTCGCTATGCGTACCCAGGGGAAACCAGATGGGCAGAGAGAGCTAAGGTCATCGCAAGAACAATGGCTTCGGCTGAGAATGATGATGAGAAAGAGAAGATTGAAAAACTCTTCTACGACTCGATTGGATCAGGAGACCTTATTCCTGGGGGCCGCATTATTTTTGGTTCTGGTCGGAATCGTGGCCGACACAATCTTCTAAACTGCTATGTCATTATTCCTGAGGATAATGTAGATTCTATCGGTAAGACCGTCATGGATATGTACCGTATCTCCTGTGCAGGAGGTGGGGTAGGATTCAATGTGTCCAAGATTCGCCCAAAGGGTGATCACATTGGCAGCGTCAAGAACTCTGCTCCAGGGGCAGTCTCTGTCCTCAAGATGATTAATGAGGTAGGTGAGCATGTACGAGCGGGAAAGAATCGTCGCACGGCTCTTATGGGCATTCTTAATGTCACTCATCCTGATCTGCTTGAGTTCCTTAGTGTCAAGCTTGACCACGGGGAACTAAACAACTTCAATATTTCTGTTGCCATTACTAACCGTTTCCTAGAAGCAGTTGAACTGAATGAGCCTTGGTTCTTCACCTACGGCAACAAAGAGTATCACTCCTACGATCTGTCTCGTAACGGTGAAGAGGTTGTAAGTGTTCTTGGTCTGGACGAGGAGGACGCCCTCGCTCGCGCAGAAAACTTCCACAAGGTAAAGTGGACAGATACCTTCGAGATGATCGGCCAGCGTGATATGATGGCGCGTGAACTCTGGGATATGATCTGGAAGAACTCTGTGGAGTCGGGCGATCCTGGCATCTACAACATTGATCTAGCTAACAACTACACCAATGTTTCTTACTTTGAAAAGCTCGACAGCACTAACCCTTGTGGTGAGATTTCTCTTCCATCCTATGGTAATTGCTGCCTCGCTAATATCAATCTCAATAATATGGTTCTTGATGACGGCAGCGACCTTGATTGGAAGCGTCTGGCTAGAACTGTTAGAACTGGTATCCGATTCCTAGATAATGTTCTTACGGTAAACACTTTCCCTACTGAAGAGTGCAAGCTTGTAGGTGAGCGTTCTCGTAGAATCGGTCTGGGTGTCACAGGACTGCACTATATGCTCATCAAGCTCAACATCAAGTACGGTAGCGAGAAGTGCCTGGAGTTCCTTGAAAGACTGTTCAGCACTATTCGTGATGAAGCCTACAAGATGTCTATATACCTTGCGAGGGACAAGCAACCCTTCCCTGAGTTCGACTACAAGAAATACCTCAATGAAGAATTCGCAAAAACCCTCCCTGCAAGGATTCGAATGCTTATTAAGCGACATGGAATTAGAAACGCAGTCATGCTCACAATCCCTCCTTGCGGAACTATTTCAATGCTACATGGAGTATCAAGCGGAATTGAGCCTATCTTCTCAGCCATGTACAACAGACGATGGAGAAGCAACAACATCTGGAAGGAGCAGCTAGTTGTCGATCCACTATTCCAAAAGTATTATGACGAAGGAAAATCGCTGGAACCATTTGTCGGATCTTACGATATCGCGCCCGACGACCACATTAAGGTACAAGCGACGGTCCAGAGGTTCATTGATTCCTGCATTAGTAAGACAATCAATCTACCAGCAACTTCAACTCCAGAGGAGTTCTCGCAAGCTGCCTTGGACTACGCGCCTTATCTCAAAGGTCTTACAGTTTATCGGGCTGGATCAAAAGGAAACGAACCCCTACAAGCAATCTCACTAACGGAGGAGAACATTGAAAGATACATGGGAAAAAGAGAAACCGTTGAAACAGGAGTCCAATCAGGAGATGCCTGTTCACTCGACGGAGGAGACTGTGGAGCTTGATGAACAGTGGAATGAGCAGGAAAAACTTCCTAGCGAACACTGCCCTTATTGGGAAGAGTAATTATGGCAACATTTGAGTGGATATGTAACGACTGTGATATTTATTGGGACAGGGAGTGTGATGTAGGTAAAGCTCCTAACCGTACTCGCTGTCCCAAGTGTAGCAAACTTTCTAATCGCTACTGGGGTAATCAGAATGTGTCCATCTCGTTCAAAGATGATGGCACAGGTAATAGGAATAACCCAGGCGCAAATGATTTTCATACAGTCAAGAGAAGGTACAAAAAGTTTGCTGAAAAAGGATGGGATAAGGACTCAGCTAATCGCTGGCTAAATAAGAGTATTGAAAAAACAAAAGAAACGATGAATGATGAAAGCTATCGGTATAAGCCCATGCATATAAATTATGAGGCGTTGGCCCGAGATGGTAAAGCAAGAAAGCTATCCGATAGAGAGTCCAGAGAAAAGATTGAAAGAGCTAAAAAACTGACCGAGCAAGCCTATGATAATGCAAACAAGCGGGGCTACAAGGATGCTGGCTCCGACAAGTTAGACATCGCAAAACCCCAAAAACAACAATAACAATGGCTTACGATTTTTCTGAGAACATTCAGCGAGGTATCCTGTACCTTCTGAAGTCCAACAAGGACTTCTACCTTCAGATCGTGAATCTGGTTCAACCAGAGCACTTCGAGTTCCCCAGCCACGCAAAGATCTTTGAGCGTGTCCGAGCCTACTACGAGAAGTATGGCAAGCTCCCTACCGATGATTTCATCGTGCAGGACATCAAGCCTACCCTCACTTCCCGTGAGTCTGCTTCGGATTACGAGGACGAGCTTTCGTACATCAACAATGTGGATACTTCCACTGTTGGTAACACGGATTATATGCTCGACCTTGTGGAGAACTTCGCTAAGAAGGAGGCTATGAAAGCAGCCATCGCTGATAGCATCTCGCTTATCAAGGAGAATCGTATGGATGAGGTTGAGGCTCTCGTCAAGAAAGCTCTCCTCATCAACCGAGATGTGGACACAGGCCAAGACTACTTCCGAGATGTCATGGGTCGGTGGGATCGCATCTTCAATAAGAAGCAAGAAGAAAAGTACAAGACCTTCCTCCCTGGCATCAACAAGTCCCTAGAAGGCGGTTTGGGGTCCAAGGAATTGGCGATGGTTGTTGCCCCTCCTGGGGTCGGCAAGTCTTTGTTCCTAGTGAATCAAGGCGTGCATTCGATGATCGAGGGCAGGAAGGTTTTGTATATCTCCCTTGAGATGAGTGAGGATAAGATCGCGCAGAGGTTTGATTCTGTCATGACCCTTATGCCTCAGTTCAAGCTCAAGGATCCAGCCAACCAGCTTACCGTCAAGGAGCGTCTTGAGATGTTCAAGAAAGAGTTTCCTGGCAGCGAGCTAGTTATCAAGGAGTTCCCTACGGGTCAAGCTTCGATCAACACGATCCGTAACCTTCTAGTTCAACTCAAGAATTATGATGAGTTTGAACCCGATCTTCTGATCGTTGATTATCTTGAGCTTCTGCGCCCCACACGGGAGATTCAGCAGGAGTACCAAGCCCAGCAGAAGATCGCTGAGGAGCTTCGAGGAGTTGCCATGGAGTATGGTCTACTAACTTGGACTGCGACCCAAACCAACAGGCAAGGTCGTATGGTGAAGATCATCACCGATGCCGAGCTAGGAGACTCTTATGGTAAAATCAGGACATGCGATTTTGCTATGTCCCTGAACCAGTCCGAGGAAGAGTTTGACGAGGGCAAGATGAGAGCTTATGTCATCAAGTCTCGGAACGGTAGGCCAAGGTTCACTGTCCCCATGGAGGTGGACTACGGCACCCTTCGAATGTCTGAAGGCGACGAAGTATTCTCAGGAGAATAATATGAAAGATAAGCCCGTTCATCCGATGGTGGTCTTGACAGGATCAAAGACCTACACGATTGAACAAAAGTCCTTGCAGAAGGATCAACTTCACGGGGATGTCGATTTCTCTAAAAACATTTTACGAATCGACCCAAACCAGTCTTTGGAAGATTACAAGAACACTCTTCTGCATGAGATCTTACACATTGGATACGATATGTTTGGATTGGGCAGTGATGATGATATGCCCACAATTCAAAACGAATTTCTAACTCTTGTAACTGGGAATATGCTTAGGCTTTTTGCAAATCTAAACCCTGAACTGTTTGAATATATCTTCGAGCGCCCTAAATAACTAGGGTGTTGTTATGAAAGATTTAGAACTAAAGGATGTATTAGACAGGCAAAGAATTAGACTAACCAAAGTCTCCGTTTATGTAAACGGTATTTGGCAGTTCGCTGCTGTACAAGGATCTACCTTCGTGGATGAGGGCCAGACCTTGTACAAATCCACTTACAAATTTGCTCTGATTGATCAGGCCGTGGATGATCCAAAAGCAGGTGAGATTTTTGGTAAGCCAGGAGACTACATAGCCATCGACCCCACAGGAGAGGTCAGTCTCATAACTGCTGAACAATACAAGCAAAGATTCCCAAAGAGAGTGAAACAACCCTATATGCCAGAAACCTCTAGCAAACTTAAGAACCCAAACTTTTTGACAGAAATCGTCCGAGGATCTCAGACTACCTCCTCTAATACTACACCTACACCACGATACAGCCCCTCGACTGGCGGAACCTCTGGTGGTTCCTCAGGTGGGGGCACTGGCTACTAATTATTATGGAAGACCTCACTGTACTACTAGAAGATTTCACCTGGGAAAACTACAAGGACATCAGCGATGCTGTTGTCAAGTTTGACGAATACAACATCGACAACGAAATGTTCCGTCAGGCATCAGTTTACTCGTACTATTATGGACTAATGGGTGCTGCAAAAAAGCGCATGAACGATCTTGACACTGAGCTTGTGCGTCTTTCGTCCACGCTTCGTCGGGATTACAAGGCTGGATCTACTACCAAGCTTACGGCTAAGGATCTAGACGATCTCGTCTTCGCGGACAGCAGCTACCAACTGGCAGTATCGCAAGTTAATGATGCTACCTTCAAATACGAACTACTCAAGGGCCTCGTTCGCGCTCTTGAGCAGAAAAAGGACATGCTCCAACAAGTCTCTGCAAATAAGCGAGAAGAGACTAAACTTTACAAGTGACCTCACTATCATACTATACTAACTAAGGAGAACTACTACTATGGCTATTGATCTAGACGCACTACGCAAAAAGCACGAACAACTGAACAACCCTGGGGGCGGCAGCAACTCCAACGCTGATTTCCTCAACAAGTTCTATCAAATTCCCGAAGGCACCAACGCCGTCCGTATCCTGCCTTGGCGGGATGACAGCAAGGAGTTCTACGCGGAGACTAAGATTCACCGTGTCCCTGGTCCTGATGGTAATGTCAGGAACATTCACTGCCGCAAGGTTCACGGGGAGAACTGCCCCATGTGTGACCTTTACTACGCTCTGTGGAAAACGGGGCGCAAGGAGGACGAGGATCTTGCTCGCCAGATCAAGCCCCGTGCTCGTTACTACATGAACATCATGGATCGTGAGTCTGGTGACATCAAGATTCTATCCGTGGGTGTCATCCTGTTCAAGAAGATCATCGGTGCCATGCTCGATGAAGACTTCGGTGACATCACTGATGTTGAGTCTGGTCACGACTTCAAGATCGTGAAAGAAATGGAGGGACAATGGCCTAAGTACGATCAGTCTGCACCTCGGCCCAAGTCCTCGCCTCTAGGTTCGAAAGCTGAGGTTGCCGCTAGTATGGAAAGCCTCCATGAGATCCACGATCTCGTCAAGCTTGAGGACTACGAAGAGGTCAAGCAAGCAGCCCAAGCACTCGGCGTTGTTTCGGCTCCCCAAGGTAACACCAAACAATCCGAAGAAGTATCGGACGGTGATTACCTCTCAAAACTTCAAAGTTGATAATTATGAGAAGTATTCTTAATCTTGCTATCGTTGCATTCCTTGGTCTCGGTGTTGCCTCTTGTGCGGCTCTGGAATCTTTCTTCGGAGAGGGCGCAGTAGTCACCACCGCTGACCAACTAGCAGAGGGCGAAGAAGCCCCTGTCATCCCTTGGCAACAGCTTCCTGACGAGCTTAAAGCTCAGATCCCTGAGGGCACCGAGGTAGTTATGGCTACCAAGGACCAGCTTACGGAAGAGGCTGCATACATCCCCCTTGGAGGTGAGCTTGATGGTGATTCCATCGGCGGAATCATCGACGCAGGATTTGGAATCGCAAGCACCTTCCTTCCTGGCCTCGCCGCCTGGGAAGGTGTTGTGACCCTCTTCTCTCAGCGCAAGCGGAAGAATTATGCTAAAGCCATTAAGGCTGCTGTTCCATCTGATAAGAACATCGACCTTGCTGGCGCTGTTGCTGGTGTCGCTGCGGCTCTCGGTATGTCTCACACCTCTGAGGGATCTAAGGCCGCTGCTGATGACGAGGACGCTGCTGCTGCTGCAACGGAAGCTGTAGCTGCAAAAGCCGCTGAAAAAGCCTGATCTCTTCCCTGACTCTGGCTATAATAGGAGGACATCCATCGTGGGTGTCCTCCATTTTTTTATCATGAAAGAGAAATTAAAAATCCTAGCAGTTCCAGCAAACGAGGGGGGCTGCGCTTACTATAGAATCATCTGCCCAATCAAAAAACTAGAGCAACTCTACGGAGATCATGTAGAAGTTCGGTGGAATAAAAACCCTTTAGGTGTTGATGAAAAGAATGGAGCTTGGCAGGAGAATTGGGACTTTGCCGACATGAAGTGGGCTGATATTGTGTTCACCCAAAACCTATCAAACTTTGGAGGAAACTACACTGCCCGCATTGTTGGTAAGGCAAAAGAGTTTGGCAAGTTTGTTCATTATGACACTGATGATCTTTTGACCAACATTTACGAAGGTCATCGTCTGTATCATGTGTACAAGGAGAAGGGCCTAGAGGAGATTACCAAGTTCATCTACAATAACTCAGATCTAGTGACGGTAACGCAACGCAAATTTGCTCAAAGAGTTGCGCCTTACTGTAATCCAAACAATACACTAGCTATTGTTAAAAACAGTATTGATTATAATCTACCTTGTTGGAACATGCCAAAAGTTCCCAAGCCCAAGAAGAAGTATACTCGTTTTGGCTGGGTAGGAGGTATCCACCATGAGCAGGATCTCAAATACTTTTCTGGAGTTCCTCACTTTGTAAACCAGCGCGTTGGTCGAGAGAATTGCAGATGGGACTTTTACGGCCACCCACCTCCAGGGACGCCTGAGGATGATTGGCAGTTAGATGTTTGGAGAAAGTACAGAGAAATCATTCTGCGAGGATTCAAAGGACAAGCGAATTGGAGAATCCACTACGCCCAGCAAGCAGACAGGTACGGACAGTTCTACACCGACATGGATGTAGCCCTTGCTCCTCTTGAGGTGAACGAATTCAATGATAGCAAGTCTGAGATCAAAGTTGCTGAGTGCGGTCGCTATAAGATTCCTCTTGTAGCCACAGACTGCGGAGCTTATGATGAGTGGATTGAAAATGGAGAAACGGGATTCCTAATTGATGCCAAGAAACCTATTTCTGAGTGGACAAAGATTCTTACCATGTGTGCCAAGAGGCCCGACATGGTGAAGCGCATGGGTGAGAACCTCCACCAGAAAACGGAGGAAGCTTTTAATATGAATAAGGTAGTGGGGGCACGCCTCGATCTGTACAAGGAGCTTTTAGTTGCAAGTCAAGCTAGTTAGTGGGTGGTCAAATCCTGGCGGCAGCACTCTGCACCATATCGGTCTAACTAATTTGTTAAACGATAATGGGATCGACTGCACCTTCTACGGACCTCATGAGTGGCATAGGGATAAGTGCAAATCTGGGCATATCAAGGACTGTACGCTGACTGTCCATGATACGCTCATCAGCCACTTCATTCAAGTGCCAACCACAAATGTAAGGAAACATATTCTGAGTTGTCATGAGACTAATCTGTTTCCGCTCCAACAGATTCCCACGGCGGGATACGATGTGATTCAATATGTAAGTAATTTTCAAAGAGGGTGGCATGGGATAGATCATCCATACAAGATTATCCCACCACGGGTAGAGAAGATCGACTGGAAATTTACTCCATCACAATGCGCTGGTGTAATCGGTAGCATTGATGAACACAAGCAAACCCACAAAGCTATTCAGCAAGCATTTGATGACGGGTTTGATCGTGTACTTCTATATGGTCAGATTACTGATCTTCCATACTTTGAAAAGTACATTCAACCACTTATGGGTCGTGTTGAAGTACGCAACCATGTGGATGATAAGGAGGCCATGTACGGCTCTGTAGAGGCTGTCTACCACGCTTCGAAGCGAGAGACCTATGGACTCGTAGAGGCTGAGTGCAAGGCCGCTGGAGTGCCTTACAGGGGCGTGGAGAACAACCCTGAGATCCTGACTGACGAGGAGATCCTAGAGAGATGGAAGACGGTATTACAGTAATCTTAAACTGCTACAAGCGACCTGAATATTTACAAGAGCAGGTTCGAGCCCTACGATCCCAAACCGTAAAACCTAAGTACATCTGGCTTTGGATGAACGCTTGCCCTGAGAACAAGAAGTTTAATCCATATTCTTTTGGTCTGGATAAGGTATTCAAGTCGGATACAAACTGTAAGTATCATGGGCGTTTTGCTGTAGGACTTCTAGCCCAGACAGAGTATGTGGCTTTCTTTGACGATGACACTATCCCAGGGGATATGTGGTTAGAGAACTGCATGAACACCATGAAGGAAACTCCTGGCATTCTTGGTGGGGCAGGGTGCATCCTTCAGAGTAGAGCTTATGTTCAGCACCAACGCATGGGCTGGCCTGTGAAGAATCCTGTGACAATGGAGGTAGATCTGGTTGGGCACGCATGGTTTATGAAGCGCGAGCATCTTAACTACATGTGGTACGAGACCCCATTTACCTTTGAGAATGGAGAGGATATCCAACTATCGTATCTTGCAAAGAAGCATGGAAATGTTAGAACCTATTGTCCACCACACCCAGCGGATAATCCTAGGATGCATAGCTCACTCAAACCAGAGGAGTACGGTAACGATCAGAAGGCATCTTCTAACGGCTCACTAAAATCTATACCACAATTCTACGCAGAACGAGACGCATGTATCTCTCATAGTATAGACAACGGCTGGAACACACTACTTCAAATACCATGATTGGATTATTTTACGGAACAAGACCTGAGTATATCAAGCTACTTCCTGTTGCTAGGGCTTTGAATGATAAAAATATTGAATACGAGCTTGTTCAAATTCAGCAACATACAGACCTAATTAGAAACTGTGAATATGATCGTCGTATCAGAGTTTTTACGAGCCCTGTAGGTAATGTAATCTGTAGACTCAATGATATCTTTCATGCTGCATTAGGTATAAACTTAAAATGTTATAAGTATGTCATGGTACAGGGAGACACTAGCACCGCAGCAGCAGTTGCTTTGAGTGCCTTCAATCAAGGTGTCCCAGTTATGCATGTTGAGGCTGGACTAAGAACCTACGACAAGAATAATCCGTATCCTGAGGAGACAAATAGGAGAATCATTAGCGCCCTTGCTTCTGTGCATTATTGTCCAACCGACTTTGATGTGTCCAATCTGCTTGATGAGGGATTCAGAGATGACGAGATTGTACTGACAGGCAATACTGTCATCGACAATCTTAGAGGTCGTGAGGCTACAAAGGGGAACACTATCATTGTGACAATGCACAGAAGGGAGAACCAGCCACACCTACGGGAATGGTTCTCACAAATAGAAGCATTAGCTTGTGAGCATCCTGATTATGAGTTCATCTTCCCCATGCACCCCAGCCCACAGGTTCAAAAGCATCGGGATATCTTTAATCAGGTTCAGGTAATTGATCCTGTGGATCACGAAACTATGCTGGATATGATTGCCTCCTGTCACTGTGTAATCACTGACAGCGGAGGAATGCAGGAAGAATGCTCATTCTTTAGGAAGCGGTGCTTTGTTTGTAGAGCAGTAACAGAGCGCCCCTGTGCGGGACAGGTGCTTTGTAAGACGCCAGGGATCCTGCACAAAAAGTTCAACAGTGATGTTAAGATCGAGTTTGATCGACCAACACCTTTCGGAGACGGATATGCAGGAGAAAAAATTGCAGAAGACATTCAGCGGAGAGTTTGATAGACTCTTACAAAAACTAAAGGATCAAGAGAACTTCGCGTTCCTTAGATTCTCTGATGGAGAGCTTTTCATGCTTAGGGGGGAAAAGGTGATACTAGCAGAAAATCATTATGTAACGGGAGAAACAGCAGGAGCGGGCTTCTATCCTAAAGAAGAGCAAAAGGATGTTGATCCTGAACGAGAGCCATTCTACAGAGATCGTCTTATAGCTGCCCTCCAACACCGACAACCAAACTATTTCAAGGGACTGACGGGTGTGGTTGACGAGGATATTGCTGGCGAGGGAGCGTTCGAATATCAACTAGAGATGCATGGCGAAGGCGATGATGAGCATCTAACTTTTGCAAATGTTCTAATCAACGCTAACTATAAAAGATTTATCGAAGAGATGATGCCTCTCGTAAAGCAGAAACCAATTGTCATGATTTGCAACGAGGCGGCGACACTAACAAACTTTGCGTTCCCTGTGGTCAAAGACTTCAGGGTAGGATCTAACTGTATCATCAATGACTATTCTCTGATTGAAGATATCAAAGAATGGATACGCGATAACGATATTCAAGATCACATCTTCCTATGCTCTGCATCTACGCTGAGTAATTATATCATCCATGAGTGCTTCAAGGAGTTCCCTAATAACACCTTCATTGACATTGGAAGCACTCTGAATCCTTGGATGGAACTAGAGGGTTGGATGCATTCCAGGGCATACTTGCAGCATTGGATCTTAGGACAGCATAATAAGTATGGTGTTATGGAGGATGTATGGATCTAGTTCCTGCAAAGGAGGAGCACTGGTCATTTATCCGTGATTTACGAATGCATCCCGATAATATATCTGGATTTTTGACTGAGGCCAATATTACCGATGAGCAGCAAAAACAATACATGCAGAAGTATGGAGATTGTTACTTTGTGGCTCTATCATATGGCAAGCCCGTGGGTTATGTTGGAGTGATAGATGGGGACATTAGAATCTGCACAGACCCCAGCAATAAAAGATCTGGTGTTGGCAAATTCATGCTTAGAAGAATATTCGAAATGTTTCCTAAATCTAAGGGACGCATACTGAAGGATAATTTAGCAAGCCAACGACTATTCTCAAAATGTAAAGTTCCGTTTGAAATAATTATGAAGATAGGTATTCTAACAGATACACGACAGAGTTGGATTTTACCATATATTGAAGATCTAAAAAAGGGATTAGCTAACCATGAAGTGTATCATGTATTCAGCAGCGACGAAGTTGAGGAGGGTGATGTTCTATTCGCTTTGTCTTGCGAGAAGATATTAAGAGACAGTATCTTGAAAAAGAACGATCATAATATTGTAGTTCACCCCAGCGCGTTACCCAAGGGCAGAGGCTGGTCCCCCTTGGCTTGGCAGATTCTGGAAGGCCAAAATCGAATCCCCGTTAGCTTATTTGAAGCACAAGCCTCTGTAGATTCAGGAGCAGTATACTTAGTGGATTACTTAGAATTAGATGGGACTGAGCTAAATGATGAAATAAAAGATCTCCAGGGAAAGAAAACAGTTGAGATGTGTCTTTCTTTCATTAAAGATTATGATACGATTGAAGGTAAAGAACAGGAGGGAGAGCCTACCTTCTATACCAAGAGAACAGCGGAATCGAGTCAGCTTGATGTTTCTAAATCAATAAAGGATCAGTTCAATCTTTTAAGAGTTGTGGACAATAAACGATACCCAGCACACTTCTTTATGAAGGGGCATAAGTACACTATAACAATAGAAAGAGAACAGTAGTATGACACATAAAAGTATAAAGCACAATCCATATAAGATTGTTCAAATGTTTGAAGAGGAAGTCGCAGAGTACACAGGGGCTCCTTTTGCCGTAGCCGTAGACAGTTGCACTAACGCTTTGTTCTTGTGCTGCAAATATTATAATGCAAAGGAAGTTACTATACCAAAGCGAACTTACCTCTCTGTCCCCATGTCAATTATTCATTCAGGCGCAGAGGTTATTTTTGAGGATCTCGATTGGACAGGAACATATCAACTAAAGCCTTACCCAATCTATGATGCTGCTAAGAGATTTACTTCTGACATGTATATTTCAGGAACAGCGATGTGTGTGTCTTTTCACATTAAAAAACTCCTTGCTATAGGCAAGGGTGGAATGATCTTGACAGATAATTATGACATGGTGCAGTGGCTTAAGAAAGCTCGATATGAGGGACGGGGTGAAGTAAACTATAAGAACGACAGCATTGAATCTTTGGGCTGGAACATGTATATGACCCCACAACAAGCTGCACACGGCTTGGCTCTCATGCAAAACTATCCTGAGAATGTTCCTGATCTTGACGAGAACAATGGCTACAGAGACCTAACGGAGTTTCCCGTATTTAAAGACTGCAAAGTAGTATGAAAAATATAATTCATATAGGTGGTATGGATACTTATGATCAAACTCATGAGTCTGGAAATACTATTCACTTTGATATTATCAAAAAATTACCATTTAATTCTACCCATGTTCTAGGACTGCAAAGATTAAGAAATGATCCTCAAAGTGTATTCATTCCTCTTGGTGGGCCTCAGGACGGTCTAGAAAATTATATTTCGCCCGACGCGGTTATCTTATATGATACACTTCTAAAACCGCAAACTATACTAGACATATACGAAAAACATAAGTGTCCAATTATCTGGAGCGCCATGGGGCATGATTTTTTAACTGGAGGCTGTGCATACCCAAACCAACATGGGTTGTCTTGCGAAAAGTTTAAGACTGATTGTTCAAATTGCCCACAACAATTTAGTAATAGTGTCGAAACACTAAAGGATAAAATTAGATTAAATGAAATCGAATTGTATGGTGTGGCTGTGAGCACATATACTTTATCTTTGATGAACAGCAGCCCCATATTTAAAGATAAGAAATGCATTTTGATTCCCTTTCCGTATGACGAAATACCTGTTAGCGACCTTAGTAAAGAGGAAGCTAGAAATATGTTCTCAATTCCGCAGGATAAGTTCGTAATCTTTTGGGGCACTTGCCATCCAGATACACCTAGAAAGGGGAAGGTTTATGCTGAAGAGGCGTTGAACAACTTATACAATAAAGTTTCTAATCCAGATGATTTTGTTCTGGTGACAGCGGGGCTTGAGCCAACCGTTTCATTTGAGAACACCCAACCTTTTGAAGTAATTCATGCTGGTTATATGGATACCAGAGAAAGGCTTTCTCATCTGTACAGGGCCGCTGATGTAGGTTTACAAACTACCGTTGAAGATGCGGGACCGATGATGGTTACAGAATGTCTCATGAATAACACCAGAGTTGTGTCCTTTGACAATTGTGTCTCACCAGATGTGATAGAAGAAGGCAAAACTGGCTTTGTTGTTCCTACTTTTGATACTGAAGCTTTGAGCGATGCACTAATCAAAGCGTATGATACAAAGGACTTTCTTGTAGACTGCACCAAAAAATGTCTTGAGTTTAATAGTAAAGAATCATTCAAGCAGAAGTGGTTTGATTTTTTATCTGAAGTAATCAAATGAAGTTTATCTTTTACTCACACAAAGATTACTCTGATATCTGGCCCATAATGTTTGGTCAGGCAGAGAAGTACCTAGGACAGTATCAAAAGGTTTTGTTTACCAACGAGGGGGACGCTCCTGACGATTGGGATGTTCTGTATTATGATGACTCGCTCCCCTATCAGCAGAGAGTGCTGTCCTGCCTCGCTAAACTAAAGGATGAGGTGGTAGTATTTCACCATGAGGATATGTTTCTCCGCGCCGAGCCAGACCACGAAACTCTTAAGTATTTTGCGAACATAGTTGAGGCGGATCAAGTATCTTTTATCAAGCTGCTACGGGGAGGTTATGTTGATACCCAGGTAGAGTCTGAGTATGCTGGACTTCTTATTAGTCCACAAGATATGGTGTTTACTATTCAGCCAACCATCTGCAAAAAGCACAATCTAGAAACTATGTATCGCGAGACTCCAGGGGAATCTATCTGGGAGTTTGAGTCTAATACTCATATCACCACTACAAAAGAAAACTTTACAGGTTGTATGGCATTTGAATCAGGCGATAAAAAGCGTGGAATGTATCACTATGACTCCAAAGCTTATCCTTACATCGCTACAGGAGTCGTGAAAGGCAAGTGGTATACCTCTGACTACCCAGAAATGCTGACCATACTAAACGACTATGATATTGACAAGAGCCTCCGAGGAGAAGTATGAACTTTACGAAAGCAGTATTATTTGATTTAGACGGAGTGCTTGTGGATGCCTGTGATTGGCACTATGAAGCATTGAATAGAGCCTTGAGAGAGGTAGCTAATTATGAAATCTCTAGACATGATCATGAGACGAGATTTAATGGATTGCCTACTAAAGTTAAACTTAAAACTCTAGCAGCCCAGGGTCTTATTAAAGAGCATCAAATGCAGGAGGTTTCTGATTTGAAGCAAGAACTAACCATTCAGGTAATTGAGGATCTCTGTAAAGTAGATGATAGTAAAGTTCAGCTTATGCGAAAGCTAACACAACAAGGTTTTAAGATTGCTTGTGTCACAAATTGTATTCGTAAAACTGCAATAATGATGCTTCATAAAAGTGGAGTTTATGAGTATATGGACTGCGTTGTTTCTAACGAGGATGTTGATCACACTAAACCTCATCCAGAGGGCTACATTAAAGCCTTGGTTATGCTGGGTTGTGCGCCAAGCAATGCTATCATAGTAGAGGACTCACCAAAGGGTATTCAGGCTGCTGAGATGACTGGTGCCAAGGTGGTTGTGGTAGCAAATGCTACTGAAGTAAACGAGGACATGAAACTATGAACATTCTAATTCCCATGGCGGGCGCTGGCTCACGCTTTGAACAGGCTGGTTACACTTTCCCTAAGCCTCTGATCGAGGTTCATGGAAAGCCTATGATTCAAAAAGTGGTAGAAAATCTTAATATTGATGGGCGACACATCTTTATTGTTCAGAAGAAACACTACGATAAGTATGCACTAAACTATCTTTTACCTTTAATTGCCCCAGGGTGCGAGATTGTTCAGGTTGATGGGGTGACTGAAGGTGCTGCGTGTACCACACTACTTGCAAAGCAATTTATTGATAATGACTCTCCTCTGATCACAGCCAACTCGGATCAATATATTGAGTTTGAGGACGATTGGCAGAGACATCTTAACACCGACTGGTCTGACGGGAGTATCCTAACCTTCGAAGCAACACACCCTAAGTGGAGTTTCGCTAGAGTGGATGAAGGTGTTGTAAAAGAGGTCGCTGAAAAGAGACCAATTAGTAACACAGCAACCGTAGGAGTCTACCACTGGAAGAAGGGTTCCGATTATGTTAAGTACGCCGAGCAGATGATTGAGAAGGACATTCGTGTCAATAACGAGTTCTATGTTTGCCCAGTGTTCAATGAAGCCATCGCTGACGGCAAGAAGATCAGAACCATTCCAGTAAAGCGTATGTGGGGTCTGGGCACTCCAGAAGATCTTAGAACCTATCTATCGGACTACAAGGGATGATTCAAACCGTAGCGCATAGAGGCAACACAAAGGGTAAGACTGAGCATGAGAATCGCCCAGTCTACCTGACGAATGCCGCCAAGGATCATTTTGTAGAAGTAGATGTTTGGTATGTCAAGGACAAGATCTTCCTAGGCCATGATGAGCCTACCTACGAGGTCTCGATTGATTTTCTAAAGAACGAGAAGTTCTTCTGTCACGCAAAGAACATCGAAGCACTTCACAGGATGCTAGAAGAGCCAGACATCCACTGCTTCTGGCATGAGAATGATTTGGTAACGCTGACATCAAAAGGCTATGTATGGAAATATCCTGAAGTATATTTTCAAGGAAAGCTTTGGGGAGTCTGCTCTGATTGGGTATAATAGATCATGAGTTTCGATGACTATCAAGAGGAAGCAGTTAGCTTCGCATTCTATCCAAAAAGCACTGAATGGGAACTTCCCTTCTACCCAGCCCTCGGCCTAGCGGGCGAAGCAGGTGAGGTAGTTGAGAAGATCAAGAAGCTGATGCGAGATACTGACGCGAAAATTTTGACAGAGGATCAAAAGCGTGAGATTGCTAAAGAGCTAGGTGATGTGCTTTGGTATGTTGCTAACCTTGCTGCGGATCTAGAGTACGGCATGGAGGAGATTGCTGAGATGAATCTGAACAAGCTGCGATCTAGACAAGAGCGTGATGCTCTGAAGGGGTCTGGAGATAATCGCTGATGCCTCTTTATACTTACGAATGCTCCAAGTGTGAGAAGCACTTCGAAGAGTTTGCCTCCATGAAGGAGTACAACAGCAACGATCTGCCTCACTGCCCTAACTGTGACCCAGAGGCGAAAGAGGAAACGACCCTCTTCCGATTCATGGGTAATGTGCGCCCTGCATTCCAAGTGAAGGGCGACGGCGCATACGACACCAGAATGAAATGAACGAGCCCCCTCCGATGAGGGCAGCACGAAAGGCGTCTGAGAAATCACAACACAGATTCCAACTCGGTGCTGCCATAGCAAAGAAGAACAAGGTTCTAGTTACCGCTTATAACACATGCAAGACACATCCACGATTTGGTTCTGGCGACTACAATACGCTACATGCGGAAAGCAACGCGATCTACAAAGCGGTGCGGCGGGGGATCAACATCGAGGGAGCGACGATCTATGTGTATCGCAAGAACAACAACCTTGCGAAACCGTGTCCTTGCTGCATGGGGCTAATTCATGAGCACGGCATCAAACAAGTGGTTTACAGCCGAGGACTACCTGAGTGATTACACCTGTGAGTTTCTAGCCGAGACTGCGAGGTCTTCTAAAACTCAGAACACTTCAAACAAGTTCTTCGATGACTCGGTTGTTTATCCACACATGATGAACAATGGACGGGCGATTAATTATGCCACTGAGGTCAAACGCAAGCTTGAGCAAGATATCAAAGTTGCGTATGGTCTAGAGGGCGAGGTTTATGCAGATACCATCGCTCTGTGCAAGTGGCCTGAGGGGAAGAGTATGACCCCACACAGGGATAACCAAGACGAGTTTGATTATTCCACACCCTGGAGAGAGTACGCTGCAATCATTTATCTGAATGATGATTATGATGGTGGCGAACTTACTTTGGATGAGTTAGGGATTTCGATCAAACCAAAGAAGGGACAGTGTATCCTTCTTGAAGCTGATATGCTACACGGTGTTTCTGAGGTCACACGCGGGACACGATACACCTTGATCAGTTGGTTTAACTCTGAGAAGCACAGAGGCGAGCGATTGGATGCTGTTCTGGCTGAGTCGCTTGAGAGATTTAACAAGCACTGACTGTGACAGATTTCTCACAGTTAGTGAGGACCAAAAAGTCAAAAGATTCTATTATAAGGCATGGACAATGCAGTATTGAATAGACTCAAGAACGCGGGTCTACTGTCCGAACACACCACCGACATGGGGTTCGTTTCAACAGGCAGCTACGCGCTCAACAAGGTCATCTCTGGAGATTACACCAAGGGCATTCCAATTGGAATGATCACCCAGTTTCATGGCGAGGCTTCCACAGCCAAGACAGTCTTCGCCACGCACATTCTCAAGGAGGCACAAGCGCAAGGTTATTACACCATGCTTGTGGACTCAGAGAATGCATACAATCCTGAATTTGCGAAGAGCTTGGGCATTGACCCCAAAAAGCTTATCTACGCAGCGCCTGAAACACTTGAAGATTGTTTTCAGGTTATCGAGGATACTATCGTAGCCATTCGAGAAACTGATAAAGATACACCTATCGTTGTGGCTTACGATTCGATTGCTGTTTCACCTTCCAAAGCGGAGTATGAAGCAGAAAACTACGAGGGCAACAACATGCAAGGTGCAGTAAGAGCTAAGTCTACTGGTGCCTGTTTGAGAAAGATAAACCCCCTCATGCGTAAACACAAGGTTGCATTAGTAGTAATCAACCAGATCCGAAACAAGGTCGGAGTTATGTACGGCAGTCCAGATACAATGGCTGCTGGGGGTAAGTCGTTAGAGTATTACCTAGGCGTAAACTTGAAGACTATCTCTAATAAAACCAGCGACCTGATTCGTGACGAGCACAAGAATGTGAAGGGAATCAGGGGTACAGTTCGTAACACAAAGAACAAGGTGTCTGTGCCTTTCCGTGAGTGCGAATTCGAACTGATGTACAACGAGGGCCTGAACGAATTTGCTGGAACACTCAAGCAGATCGAGGCTGACGGACTTGTAGACCGCAACGGTGCATGGTACACCGTCAAAGAAACGGGAAAAAAGTTCCAAAGTAAGGAGTTCAATGAGCTATTACTCAACCAGAGCGAGGAGGGCTTCGAGCCCATCCGCAAATTTTTTGGCCTTTCCTCTTGCAACTAATCACCGAACAGGGTATAATAGGGGGACCGAAGGAGGCAGTACGACATGGATGACAAGTTCTACGAAGATCTGAGCCGACTCATCAATGGTGCGTTTGACGCTACCTTCGGTCGCAACATCACCCCTACACAAAAGGAGAAACCTATGGTTACTATCAAGAATGAAGAACTGATCCGCCAGTACGCTCCCGCAGCCTTTGCTACGGAGCCCGAAGAGGGTCGCGTCTCTGGTCGGTACTCTTTCCTCCCCACTACGGAGATCCTCTCCATCCTACAGGATGAGGGCTGGACTGCGTGGAAGGCCCAGCAGGTCAACGCTCGCAAGTGGAGCAAGGACCACGCCAAGCACATTATTCGTCTCAAGCACGAAGACATGGACATGGGCAACTTCGGTGTCGGTGACAGCTTCCCTGAGATGCTGCTTATCAACGCCCACAACGGTCTCGGAGGCTACACCCTGCAAGGGGGCATCTTCCGCATGATCTGTTCTAACGGAATGGTGATCTCCGAACAGGACTTCGGCAAGATCCACATTCGCCACATCGGCTTCGAGGCCAAGCAGGTTCAGGAAGCATCCCGTGAGCTTATCATGAACTCGTCCCGAATTGCGGACAAGATCGGTAGCTGGCAGCAGACTGAGCTTTCTGAGCGCAGCCGCAAGGACTTCTTCGCTGACGCTGCAAAGCTTCGCTGGGAGAACCCCGACGATGGACTGATTCTCGATGTCGCTACCCCTCGCCGCGAGGCAGACAAAGGTAACGACCTCTGGCGTACTTTCAATGTCGCACAGGAGAACCTGCTGCGAGGCGGATTCCGCAACGGAACTACGCGCCGAATGGTTCGTCCCATCTCTAACATTCAAAAAGATGTGAATTTGAACCAACAACTGTGGGAGCTTGCCTCTACATATAGTGAGGGCGTTGCTCTCAACTAATTCCTTGAGGGAGGGGTGTTTCCCCCGTCCACCTCTCCCTCTCTTATTATTATGCTAGAAGGCGATTTCAGAGAACCCCTGATGGTTGATGAGTATGGCTTGTACATTACCATCTCCCAGATGGAGTTCTTTCTTAACAGGAAACACGGTGAAGAGCTAGTGAATAACGCTTCACCTGAATTCATGAAGTATTACAAGAATTGTTGTTTGTACAATCTTGTCTACGACATGATGGAGGAAGATCCCGATTGCGCTAAAATGTATTGGGATGATGTTACTGAGTCCGTCGCTATGGCTTTTCCCATGGACGGTAAAGTGGCAAAGGCATTGGCTTCCGTAGCTATCCATTTCGCTGAGGTGGATGAGGAAGACGATGATGACGAATTTGGATTATTCGATTGATATGGGACGCACATTTCGAAGAGACGATGATCATAGATCCTATGGTGTAAATCGTTCGGCAAGACCTAAGAAAAATAAACCTCGTAAACAGAAGAAGAACTTCTCTGACAAGAGCTATAATGTAGCAGAAACCTACGAAGACCACTACGGCGATCAAGGGTTCGAGAAGTTTGACTATGCAAAGCGTAAAGGTAAATAATCCAGAGCCAACATACATCACCGCTAAGGATGTTCTCACGCCAGAGTGTGCGGAGACATTGATGAAGTTGGTAGACGAACGGGGGAAGCGATCTGAGTGGTCTTATAATCCTTGGTGTCTTGAATTTCAGATCGCTAACCCTTTTACTAAGGTGAGGACGGAGAATGATGAAAACATCATCTCTGTTCTTCCTGAACTTTTTTCAGTTGGCGAAAGCTTTTTGAGGCACATCAACTGGAGCTTCCAGAATACTGGATGTGATATCGCTACAGGACATCACGGTTTCTGGATTCTACGATACGACAAGGACGGTTACTTTGACCTACATTGTGATTGGGACTCTGGCCCAAACGGAATTCGTCCACCTATCGTAGCCACAGCAGCTATCCTGTTAAACGATAAGTTTGAAGGAGGGGAGACAGTTCTTCTCGACTCCACAGGAACAGAAGCTATAATAGAACAACAAGAGCCGTTATCTGCGCTCGTATGGGACGGGTTCACACAGCACAAAGTTGCTACGGTGACATCGGGCAGCAGATACGCTCTTGTCATCCACTACACAGGAACAATCAAATGAGTTGGCTTTGGAAAGATAAATCACAAGAGAAGACCAAGCTAGATTTCACTGCCAAGAACAGGCGTCGAGATCTAGTAACTAGAACCATCAAGGTCCACCTTGAGCTACAGATGGAATATCCAGAGAGCATGGACATTGTGCAATCAATTCGTGAGACTAAGACTTCATTCGATCTACCCATGGGTATCGAGATGAAGGATGCACACCTAGCTCATGTAGAAATTCTGGGGGAACCAGATGCTTGATGATGAGTATATTGGTTGGGAGCCTTTTGGCCTCAAAGATCTAACTTTCCAAGAATGGGACGAACTTGTCACATGGTATGTGCAAAAAAAGATCTCAGAGAGACTAGATACTGTGGAGGAAGAAGACAATGCCTTCAAACTATATTCCTAAAAACTCTCTGCTTGGCCCCACTCGGGTACAACGGATTGCTAAAAAGCTGATTGATGAGGCTGGCGAGGATCGCAAATTAGCTCTCGAAGCTCATCGGTTTTTCAGAAACATGGTTGACGAGAACCCACAGGACTCTACAGCTAAGAGTCTTATGGTTGATTCACTCAAGGTTGCCCAAGCATCCAAAAACAATGTGATCAAAATTCTCAACCTTGTGGTTAAAATGGAGGAGGTCAAGGATGAGAACATCACCAAGGCTTCCAAAGGTTCCGAAAACTCTGTATTCAGCGAATTAGACAATCTACTAAATGAGTGAGCGCAAGACTTATCGTGTCGTATGTCCAGAACTAAACGCAGTTCTGTATGTCAAAGGCTATTCAATGGAGGAGGAGCACAAGCTCTACACTTCCCTTCGTAAGAAGATTCAGGACTCAGAGAAACCTATCAAGATTGACGAGTACAAAAATTTTGTCGTTCGTAAGTTCTTGGTCGATGTTGATGGTTTCTTTGACCTGTTTCCTGACGATGACATCGAAGAATTGATGGAAGGCGTCAACGCTGCCTACGATGCGATTATCAATCTGTACCCACCATTCTCCCTGGACTTCATTTGCACGGATCTGAACAGCGAGGCGTTCTTCTCTGGTATTGAGAAGCGGATGCTGAACAAGCTCAAGGAGCAGATCACGGGCAAGTCCACACAGGCGCACCCTGAGGGCTCTGTGGCGCTCTCCTCGCTTGAGGAGCTAGAGCTACTGGAGCAGCACTTCGGAGACAACATCGTGGGCCAGAAGGACGCTATACGCGCTCTCATGCGCTCGCTCAAGCTCATGGCCTCTGGCCTAGCTGACCACTCCTCGTTCCTTTTCGTGGGACCAACAGGCGTGGGCAAGACACAAATTGCTAAACTACTGGGTGAGAAGTTCAACGGTAATTTCTACAAGGTGAACTGCGCTGAGTATGCTGGTGGACATGAGTACGCCAAGCTAATCGGTTCTCCTCCAGGCTATGTGGGACACAGCGAGAAGTCCCTACTGGCAGAGAAAGCAGAACAGTCCAACTCTTGGGTATTCCTATTCGATGAGATCGAGAAGGCACACCACAAGCTGTATGATTTCCTATTGAGTCTTCTGGATGATGGCACTTGCACAGATAACATGGGACAGGTGCTAGACTTCACTCAGTCGATCTTCATCTTCACATCCAACCAAGGTGTGTCTGAGATCAAGCGTGAGCCTTTAGGCTTCGGTGAGCGGAAGAAAGAGGTTGAGCATAATGTGACTGAGGACACAATTCGCAAGTCCATCAAGCGTCACTTCAGTCCCGAATTCCTAAACCGTATTGATGAGGTGGTTGTATTCAAATCCCTCAGCAGGGCAGATGTGAGGGAGATTGCAGAAATCCAACTGGAGGATCTACCTATCAAAGCCACGAAGTCTCTGATTGATTTTGTTGCTGAGAACGGATACTCCCAAGAGTATGGAGCACGGAACATCGCAAGGTTCATCAAGAACAATGTTTCCGATAAGATAGCTGATGCCATTCTGAACCGACTTGTCCCCAAGAAGGAGGAGGAGTATTACACTCCCCGAATCGTGGACAATCAGGTGAAGATCGTAGACACCAAAAAATTTAATGTGTCTTCGATGTGAGAACTGTAGAGGCAAGGCTATAATGTTATGTCTGGGTGGAGCGAGCAGGTAACTGCCGCTGTCAGAACGCACTACCCAGATATCATCGACCACCCTCCAGTAGCTCATCGGTCAGAGCAGCGTTCTTATAAAGCGTTGGTAGGTGGTTCAATTCCACCCTGGAGGACCAAACACCTAAAGGAAAACTATTATGCAAGCACTAGCAGAAAAATATCTATCGTCCGCTCTCGAAGGCGCAGAGCAAGCAACTCAACAAATTGATCAAGCAATCGCCCAACTTGAAGCCCAGCTTGAAAAGATGCAGGAGCAACGCTCCGAAGTCGGTGAAGCGGTGTCTGATCTCAAACTACTTCTCGGTCTGGAGGAAGAAGATGTCGATCAGTCTGAAGAAGTCTGACAAGATCAAGTTCGGGTACTTTCGTACCGAGAGTAAAGCTCAAGAGTTTGTTGAGCATTACAAAAAGTTTCGCATGAAGAAGGACGCTGATGCTAAGTTCTTCGTTGTGAAGCGTGATCGAAAAAAGACAGGGCAAAAAGCCTACGAGGCATACTGTCTCATTCCCCGATAGCTCAATCGGTAGAGCATCTGGCTGTTAACCAGAGTGTTGTAGGTTCGAGTCCTACTCGGGGAGCCATCGGGGATTGGCGAAGCTTGGTATCGCGCTGCATTTGGGGTGCAGAGATCGCAGGTTCAAATCCTGCATCCCCGACCACCTCGCCAGCATAGCTCAATTGGCAGAGCAGTTGCCTTGTAAGCAACAGGTTTACGGTTCAAGTCCGTATGCTGGCTCCATTTTTTTTAACCAACAGAAAGGAGGTAACTCATGTTTAAGAAAAATATCCTAGCAGCTATTTTTAGTCTGCTACCTATCGTTAGTGTTCAGGCTCAGAACCTACCAATGGGCCAGTCTTCACTTGTTTTTTCTCAAAGGCCACAAGTCCTTAGCTTTAAGGAAAAACTTGGTAGCGGAGTTCCCGTCCCTGTTCAAATTCCTTACAAGACTAGTCCTGATCAGACTCAACTTCATATGCGTCTGTGGACTCGTCAATGGTCTAGGGTTGGTGGACAAAACCGTAGTGGTGAAACGCACCCTGGTTTTGGTTACATGAACAATCCTGTTGCTGGTCTGGATATGAGGTTCGAGGGTTCGGACGGTTATGCCGCGCTCCCTGGAAGTTGGAATGGTCACTTTGTTGGTCAAGAATGGGGTCCAACTGAATCAGCCTCCCCTGGAGAATGGATTGATCAGAGTGATTGGCCTGTGCGATGCGAAGAAGATCCCACTTGTTATTGGGGAGCAGCAACCTACCAAGGTCCCCGCTCCTACAGAGATACCATGCGGGAATATGTTATCGAGGAAGGTGGTCCACACTGGACACAAGGAACCATTCCTGGCAACATTGTGTACTTCACCGCATCAGGTTGGTGGGACGGAAACGGTTGGGACGGATCACATGCTTGGCCTGTCCGAATTGATTTCACCCAGACCACGGTACTCTATCTAGAGTGGCACTAGCCGTAGAGTAAAGGGACAGTAGCCCAATAGGCAGAGGCAACAGACTTAAAATCTGTCAAGTGCGGGTTCGAGTCCCGCCTGTCCTACCACTATAATATATCATGTGTCAAACTTGTGAAATCATAATGACCGCACCAGCCAAGCTGGCTGCATTCACGCCTTTCGTTGCATACTGCGGCTGGGCAATTCGTTCTAGATTTAGTAAGCACTCGTAGCTCAGTTGGATAGAGCAACGG